ATATGACGAAACTACAGGCGAATATAATATAAAATTTAAACATATTGCTCACGCAGAAGAATGGTATGATGTTTTTGAAATAGCACATTTTCGATTATTATCAGATTCAAATTTTTTACCATATGGTAGATCAATGCTTGAAGGAGCAAGACAAGAATTTCAAAAATTAACAATGCTTGAAGATGCTATGTTAATTCACAGAATAATGCGTGCACCTGAAAAACGTATATTTAAAATTGATATAGGAAATATACCACCTAATGAGGTTGATACTTTTATGGAACAAATTATCAATAAAATGAAAAAAATTCCTCACGTTGATCAGCAAACTGGTAATTATAATCTTAAGTTTAATCTTAATAATATGCTTGAAGATTATTTTTTACCTGTTCGGGGAGGACAATCATCTACACAAATAGATACATTACCAGGAATGACATGGACAGGTACAGACGATATTGAATATGTTAAAAATAAAATGATGGCTGCTCTTAAAATACCTAAACCATTTTTAGGTTATGATGAAGGAGTAGAAGGAAAAACTACATTAGCATCAATGGATATTCGTTTTGCTAGAACTATAGAAAGAATACAAAAAATTATAATTTCAGAACTTTATAAAATTGGAATAGTACATTTAGCATCACAAGGTTATGAAGGAGAAAGTTTAATTAATTTTGATTTATCTTTAACTGCTCCATCTATTATATATGATCAACAAAAAGTTGCTTTAATGAATGAAAAAATTCAACTTGCTAATACTATGAAAGATAGTAAATTAGTATCTGATAAATATATATATGAATTTATATTTAATATGACTGAAGAACAGTGGTTACAAGAAAGAACTAATGTTATAGAAGATTTAAAATTAAGATTCCGACAAAATCAAATAGAACAAGAAGGAAACGATCCTACTATAACTGGTGTATCATATGGAACACCACACGATCTAGCTTCAATGCATATGAGTTCTGATGAAGTAGAAGAAAAAGATCTTGGAGGACGGCCAAAAGAAGGAATTAAATCTGGTCAACATGCAAATGCATTTGGATGGGATCCAACTGGTAAGAAAACTATTGATCAAGCATTTGATCCAGAAAATATGAAAACAGCATTTCAGCCTACTGTTCGTCAAAGAAAAAGTTCAATGACATCGGAAGCACAAAATATTTTAAATTATTTTAAGAAACAAAAAGGACAAAAAATCATAACAGAAACTATGAATTCAGAATCAAAAGATACTGATTTAGGTACAATGTTAGATGAAGATAATATTTTATAGATTTGTCTATATTTATTAATAAAGTAAACTACTGGTCGCAGTATGAAAAAATTAAAACATTCGAAATATAAGAATACCGGTATACTTTTCGAGATGCTCGTAAGAAAACTAACATCTGAAACTATGTCTTCAGATAAAACGGTAACAATTGATATTATTAAAAAGTATTTTGGTAAAAATACAGAGTTAACAAAAGAATTACAATTATATAATTCAATAATTAAAGAGCAACATAAATCAGAAGCTCGAGCTTTAGATTATATTAGAACCATAAGAGAATCATATAATCGTTTAAATCAAAGTGTATTAAAAAGACAACGATATAATTTAGTTAAAGAAATTTCTGATAATTTCATATTTGAACGTGTATCAAAAATACATATCAATAATTATAAAGCATTAGCTTCAATATATATGTTATTTGAATATAAAGATTCTGATAATCCTAAAAAATTAATGGAATGTAAAAATGCAATATTGGAACATACATTAATAACAGAAAAGAAAGTTTTAGTAAAAGACAAAATTCTTGAAGAATTTTCTAAACAAAAAAAGGATACTAGATTATTAACATATAAATTAATGATTGATAAATTCAATGATAAATACTCAGTATTATCAGAATCACAAAAAAAATTATTAAATAAATATATTACTAATGTTAATGATACTGAAGCATTACGTGAATATGTTTCTAAAGTAATACCAACTTTAAAAAAACGATTAGCAGAACATTCTAAGGATATAGATGAAAAAGTAACACAAATTAAAGTTCAAAGACTTTCTGAAATGCTTTGTAATGTTGAAACTATGAAAAGATTAAAAGAATCTCATATAGTGTCTTTAATGCGTTATATGGATTTAATAGATGAATTAAATAGGGTACATAAATGAAATCATTCTTAAAACAAATAGAAGAAAGCTTTCAATCGTTAGATGAAAAAGCAGCAAAACCAGATTTTTTAGATCTAGATAAAGACGGTGATACAGAAGAACCAATGAAAAAAGCCGCAAAAGAAAAAAATGAAGCTGTTGATCAAGATAAAGACGGCGATAATGATTTTGATGATATTAAAATTGCAAGAATGATGGCATCTGGTATGTCAAAAGAAGATGCACTTAAAAAAGTTCGAGAAGAAAAAGAACTTGAAGAAATATCCGTAACAGGTGGTTTAGATGGTGGCGCAGGACCGCCCCGTACTCCATATGCTTTTTCTAAAAAAGAAAAAAAGAAAATGAAATATCCAGGTGTTGCAGAAGCAATGGATCGTAAGTATGAAAAACTTATAGAAGGATATAAACAATTTTCTTTAGGAAATGGTAAGTCTAGTCCCAATCAAACAGTTAATCGTTCTATACGAGAAGTAGCTAAACAATTAAAATCGATTGAAGAAACTATTAAACATACTAGTCGTTTAAAAACAGAATCAGGAATATCTAATTCTGGATTTACTACAGGAACTAAAAATGCACTTAATAAGATTTCAGAACGATTAATTAAAATCTCGGAGAGAGTTAGATCATTGGGAGAATAAAATGTCAAAACCATTATTAGTAGAATACATGCAATTTAATCCAATTGGTTCACTTAATGAATCACATGGTAAAAAATATGGAATTCCAGGAGCTTTTATAGTTCAAGGTGTTTTACAAAGAGCTGGAGCTAAAAATCAAAACGGTAGAGTTTATCCTAAAAATATATTAATGCGTGAATGTCAAAGATATCAACAAGAATATATAGATCAAAATAGAGCTCTCGGAGAATTAGATCATCCAGATTCAAGTGTCGTTAACTTAAATAATGTTTCACATAATGTTTTAAAAATTTGGTGGGATGGAGATGATCTTAAAGGAACTGTGCAAGTCCTAGACACACCATCAGGTAAAATATTAAAAGCTCTATTTAAAGAAGGTATTACTTTAGGTATATCTAGTAGAGGATTAGGAAGTGTAAAAGAGCTTCGTAACGAAGGTGTTGTTGAAGTTCAAGATGATTTTGAATTAATATGTTGGGATTTTGTTTCTAATCCATCAACACATGGAGCTTTTATGGGACGTTTAAAAGAATCAGTAGATAAAAATATAACAGTAAATAAATATAATAAAGTAAATGATTTAATCACATCTATACTTTGTGAAGATGGTAAATGTAGGATATAATTATGAAATTTAAAAATAAAAATTTAGAAAGAATACAAGATTTATTAAATGAAAATACACCTAAACAAACAGTATTTTCAGAAGGACCTGCACCATTAACTACAGAACAAAAAAGACAATTTGCAGAAGCAGTTAAAACATTTTCACAAATGGGTGAATCTGTATATAGCACAGGTAAACTTAAAGAAATTGTAGAACGTATTTCTAATATAGTAGAAACAGCAACACAACTTGTTACTGAAAAAGAAGATTTAGTTGATAGTGTGTCTGCAAGTCGTCAAATGAAACATGTTGGTGCTGCACTAAAAGAATTTACAAAATCTGCAAATGAAGTAATGATTCATGAACGTAGAATGGAAGCAGCTTTTGAAGATATAGCAGAAGGCATTCAAAAATATTTTAATATAGGGTAATTTGGATATTTAAATATTTATCTATATAATATAAAAGGATAATAATGAGTAAATTTAAACAAATATGTAAAGGATTTTTTGGTTTAAATGAACAAACTAATCCAAAAATACCAAATCCAGAAGAGATTGAAGCAACAACCGCTGCTGTTGAAAAATTAGGCGATGCAATGAAAGACGCTGGATTAACTGAAAAAGAATTAGAAGAAGCTCAACTCACTAATAAGTTATCAGATTATAATGGTCATGTTATATATCAACTTCGTGATCCTCAAGAAGCAAATTCAGTAGCTAAAGAAATACAACGTTGGACTACTAAAAAAGGATTTACTATTATTACTCATAAAAAATCACCTTCAGGTCGTAAAGGATATTTTTATTTTCGACTTGGAGAAGATCCTGGGTCTGAATCACAAAAGATTCAAGGATATTTTTCACAATTACCAGAATTAACAAAATTTGCATTTAAAGCAGCAAAAAGTAATCGGCCTAAAAAAATTAAACGTAGAAAATTTTAAAAATAAGTTATATGAATAAAAAACAAAAAAAACACAAAAGTATTGTATCAGGTAATGCATTAGCAGTTTCAGTAGTAGATAAAGATATTGCATTTGCATTAAAAACATTTAAACGAAAAATGAAACAATTAGGTCCAATACAACATATTAAAGAAAATAGAACATTTACAAAACCTAGTGTTAAAAAAAGAGCTGAAAAAATTAAAGCAAAGTATATACAAAAAGTTAAAGATATACATCAATATAATTAATTAAAAAGTTTTTTAAAAATATTATATTTATTATAAAGTATAAAATTATGGATTGGAGAATATTTGTACAACAAAATCACATTAAAAATTTACCTTTGACAGAACAGAGACAGAGGTATATTAAAGCTCTTAATGAAGCAGAAATGGCATTAGCTATTATGGCTCAAGCTCAAGTACAAAATGCATATACAATACCATCACAA